GTTTAGAATTGCTTGTATTTCAGTAAACCTATGCTTCATTTGGTCTACAACTTTTTGTGCATCATTATGCTTTTGAATTACTTGAGCTAACTCAGTTTGCAGTTCTTGGTCTGTTGGTTTAGTCATTATTTAAATGGTTTAATAATTTAATTATAAGCAGTGTCACCTAAAAGGCCGGTATTCCATTGTGCTTTTAACTCATCTGTTGTTTTTGCAGCAGCTATAGCACTATCAGCAGGGGCATCTCTTAATGCCTTTTTCTTATCAACAATAGCTTTCGTATCTGCACCATCTTCTAAAGCTCTAGTAAACTTAACATCTAGTTCTTCTAGTAAAGGTTCTCTTGCGTACCTAATCCTTTCTCTGTGCATTTCTTTAGCTTTTTCTATGTCAATTTTAATAATACTCATGTTAAATCAGCCTCCCCAACTCCATCTGTAAGATCACTTTCATTTACAACCCAAGCATTTCTAAATGACCTATCAGTAGGAACATCTGTGCTAGGAACGATTTTGTATTTAAATCCTTTTGGGACATCTTTTTTTGCAATTTGCTCTACAGTTAAATCGCAATTATCTGATGGACTAATAATTGCAACAGTTCCATCTTCTTGTTGAAATAAAATACGACTGTCGGAATTAGCCATAAACTTTTTTCTTTAAGTATATACTAAGGTCTAAAAATTGCCACGCACATTGTATGGCCGTCTGCAAAAGCGTTATGAGATCCAAAACCTCTGTTAATTCTAACTCCTGTTGAGTTCATACGAGTCGGACCACTAGATGAACTTCCCCTTATTGCGTTTGTACAACGAGTTCCCCCTGTATCATGTGCTATTGGCATACCGCAAACCGTATAGCTCATTGATATAGAACTTGAAAAATTAACGGTTTGATCTCCAGTTCCATGATCTGTAATAGAGCTAACATTGTAGTCATTTCTTATAGAATTATTATTTCCACTGTAATTAACAAATGCTTTGCAAAGTTGAGAGGTACTTCCACTCATATAGCCAGCACCATTTGATAATTGATTATTATTTGTTGGAATAGTACCTGTTGGATATCTTCCGTCTAGGTCAATAGTAAGATTTCCTAAACCATGTCTTTGGAGAGTTAAAACTCCATTACTTGTATTCCAAGATAAACCATCAATATCTGCTTGCATTACTCCAGTTAAATTTGAGCCATCAATAGCAGGTAAAGTACCTGTAATATTAGCAGCAGGTATCGCTGTTAAATTAGCTGCTGAAGCTGCTGGTAACGTAGCAGGGAATCTAGCATCAGGTATTGTTCCAGAAGTTAAATTAGATGCACTTAACGTAGTTAAATCTATAGTTTCAAACGTGGGATCTGCTCCGTTGTTTGCTCGTAAGAACTTACCATTATTATTGCTGTCACCATGTGGAAGCTTAGATAAAGCTACTGCCTGATCTGCTATGGCATTAGTATCGACTGCGTTATCTGCCAGTTCACTAGCTTCTATCTGGTTTGCAGGGATCTTTGCTTTTGTGATTGCGTCATTCTTGACACCATCTGTTGATACTTGTGTTAATCCCATAATTAGCTAGGTTTTGGGTACTTGTTTTTGACAGGATCGACTATATCTGTCTTCCATTTTTCTATTCCGTTGTGGTATATGTAATCGAGTTGTGTATTCCAATTTGGGTATGCCCTTTCCCTTTCCCACTTATAATTAAGCTTGTCAAGTTCTATTCTTGCAGCATCAACTAAAGATTGATCTATTTCGATTTTTTCACCATTTTCATCAAAAACACCTTTTGCGTCATAAATACTCCAAGCGTTTGGGTAAGCTTTTCTAATTGCATCATGATCCATAACTAAGTCTCCGCTAATTCTTCAATAATCCAAGTACTAATATAAGTACCACATTCTAAACTATTATTATCTCTTTCAGATCTATTAACATAAATTACCCTTTGACCGCCAGAACTGTGAAATATCAACCAATTATAACGATGTTGAGAAGTAGTATTAGGAGATACAAGAAACTCAAAGCCAACTGAATTAGACCCATGTGAATGCTCGTCTTCTTGAACATTTAAAGTAGATCTTCTTTGATTTGAGTCTCCTTGATTTCCCATAACATCTGTAACAAAACTATTACCATTTTTTCTTAAAATTAATGAAATATCTTGAGAACCACCATTACAAGTTATATTAATAATTCCTGAGATACGAAGAACATTAGTAGTTGATTTTGGAGTTATGTATGGTGAATAAAAGTTTGTATATTCATGTGTGTTGTCGTTGTTAAGGACAAAACTATCTTTATCTTTTTTTACATTACTTACAACTTGAACTACTCTTGTTTTACCAGTTGATGAATTAGTACCGTCTCCATAATAAATAGCCATTATGATACCTCCGTTAAGTTAAACTTATATTTCTTGCCATTGCGTTTGTTCACTAAGAAAAGATCCTCTGCTCCTTCTTGTATAGTATAACTTCCCCAAGTCCCGTCAACATCATTAGCACTACCTTCGTTAGATAAGTTGAGGTCATTGGTGTAGATGTTTCTCCAACGATATGATGTAGAACCTAAATCATAAGTGTTATTAGCATTAGGTAAAACATGACCTATAATATCAACTCCGTCTGTAAGTGTCTGAAACTTTTTATTGCCATTGAAATGAAGTTCTACACCACCATTAGCAATACAATGAATATAATCTTCACCGCCATCTTTTCTTTCTAATTTTAGATTACCGTCAGATTGTATGTTGAGATCACCAGTATTGTTGTTTATATAACTGTGACTTCCATCGTGATAAATTTTTAAATCCAAACCATCTCCAAAATATCCAAATTCACTATCTCCCAATCTAAATTGATCTGTTCTTAAAGTACCTGTAACTGTCACACCATTTGAATCTGTCTCAAACTTTTTATTGCCATTATGGAATAGCTCTACAGCACCATTATTAATTCCTTTAAAAAAGTTTGTACCATCTTCATCGGCAAGAATTAAATTACTTGCTTGTATTTTTAAATTTCCACTACCATTTTCCTGTATGAAACTATTCTCAGGTGCATGAAAAATTACAAGATCACTACCAGCACCAAATGTTAATCTATTTACATTTGCATCACCAGACCCATCGCCAAAACTTATATTTTTACCATTAGTACTTAAAGCACCGCCTAGCTGTGGAGATGTGTCATTGACCAGATCAGTAACAACAGTTGTCCATGCACCGTCACCTCTTAAAAAGTTAGTATTATTTGGTGTTCCAGATGTAGCAAGTTTTGTTAAAGCTATTGCTGCACTTGCGTTTATATCAGCATTAACTATTGCTCCGTCTACTATTTTTGCACTTGTTACTGTGTTGTCACTTGGCGTACCAATACTAACTGTTGCTCCAATAGTAACAATAAAGAAATCAGCACCAGTTGGTGGTGCAGAACTAAATACAATCTCACTTCCGTCTAATGCAAAACCTTCTGACGGTTGCCCTGTCCCAGAATTAGGTTTTTGTACAACACCATTAATGCTAACCAACATTTGTTGTGCAAATTGACCTGCATCACTTAACGTAAATTTGTAAGCAGCACCGTTAAACGTTGCACTATTACCACCAGTACCAGAAAATTGGCTAATTGTATTTATAAAGAAATTACCAATAGTTTGTGTTTCTTCCCATGCACTAGTAGTTGCGTTATATACAAGTAATTTTTGTAAATTTGTATTATAAAATAAATCACCATTATCTAAATCAGTTGTTGGATTTGTTGTTCCAACTCTATATCTAGCTGCAAAAGCATTAACACCTGCTAAACCTGTAGCTACTGTATTAACATTTGCAATATTACTACCAACGTTATTAACGTTTGCAATTGCACCACCGACAGTATTAATGTTAGATGCATTACCTGCAACGGCATTAATGTTTGATAACGCACCTGCAACTGTATTTACGTTTGCAATATTATTTCCAACATTATCAACATTAGTTATAGCATTTGCAACTGTATCTATTTCAGAAGTAGCTTCATTTAAATCATCAGCAGCAGTAACAACTGCGTTAATGTTGTTAGCTACTGTTTGTAATTTGTTGTTGTTTATTTCTGCTGCAACTGTATTTACGTTGGCTATAGCACCGCCAACTGTATTAACATTTGCTATAGATCCACTAACGGTATTAATAGCAGACGCTGCACCTGCAACAGTATTAATATTACTAGAGTTGCTATTAACAGCATTTATGTTTGAAGAATTACTGGCAACTGCATTTACATTAGAAATATTTCCACCTACTGCATTAACATTGCTTATAGCACCTGCAACAGTATTTGTATTAGTAAGATCAGATCCAAAAATGGTTACTTCTAGCCAAGTAGTATTGCCAAGGTCATAAACCCTCATTCGATTTACTGTCGTATTAAAATATAACGCTCCATCTATTAACGCATTACCGTCATTATCTAGTGTAGGGTTACTAGATTTAGCACCTAAATATCTATCATCAAAAGAATCTAATGCGGTTTCTGCTGCTGTCTTAGCCGTTTCCGCAGCCGTCTTAGCCGTTTCTGCTGCCGTCTTTGCAGTATCTGCTTGAGTAGCTTTTGTTGTGGCTGTAGTTGCTGAACTGGCTGCACTTGTTGCTGATGTTGCTGCTGCTGTAGCACTATTAGCTGCTGCCGTTGCAGAATTTGCAGATGCTGTTGCTGACGATGCTGCGTTGTTAGATGCCGTAGTAGCTGATGCTGCGTCTACAATAAGATCCCAATTTGCAGAGTTAGTATTAGTTGTTAGTGGTTGTGAACCAGAAGACGTATGTGCTGTATTACAAAAGAAAATATTATTAGTTGACGTATCTTTAACCAGATCTCTTACTGCATATGTTGTACTAGCAGCCCAGTTTCCACGGTATGTTCCTAGTTCTTTTAATACTTCAAACTCACCTAAATTATCAAAACCTAAAACTCTATTTTTACGAGCAGCAGCATTTTCTGTAATTTCTAAACTACCAATAGTATTAGTTAAAGAAAATTTTATAGATCTATCTAATTCATCCTGTTGTTGCTGGTGCAACACAGTTGCTTTATCTAACGCATCATTTATAACTTCTGGAAAAAATCCACCTTGGTTTGTTAAATCAGTTCCTTGTAATGGTTCTACAGCAGATGTAATAACAATAGAAAAACCACTAGCTAAATTTTGATTATTACCGCCAGATTTTAAAGTTATACTTCCACCGGGATTACTGTTTTGATCTTCGTTTAAAGTAACTATATAATTATTATTTAAACCTAAAGTTAATGTTGTTTCTATACTTGTAGCTGTTTCTAATTTTTTTACGACAACATCTGCGTCTGTAAAAACTTTAAAGGCAAAAGGATATGTAGCAGTATTACCATTACCAACTAACGCATTCGTCTTTCTTGTAGTCGAATTTATTGTCATTAATTAGACATTCTCACTATCTTATCAAGGTTACCAATAACTATTTGCTTTACGGTCACACCATTATTTTTTACTAGAACCTGCTTTACCTGTAACTAATCCTCTAACAAAGTCTATTGGTCCTTTTGGTTTAACATAACCACGTTGTATGTCTTGTAAATATCCAAATGTTTTACCTAAAGGTGTAACTGGCATACCAGTACCTAACGTAATCATTGTAAATACATCTCTTATTTGTTTACCTGTCATTGATCCTTTTTTAAATATTGTTGGCACTTGTCCTATTATTTGAAGAGCATCTTGTAATGCTTCAATACCGGGGCTAGATACTATATCATCATCCCACGGAATATCATTTTGAGCATTAATTGGTATTAATAATACTTGACCTGCAATAGGTACTAGACCTGCTGTGTAATTAACTATATCTCCAAATGCTGCTGATGCCATATCGTCTAGCAAATATCCATCTTCGTCCTCGTCTTCTATTCTGCCACCCAAACCTCTCATAATAATACCTGCTAAAACTGCTGGCATTACTACTGTATATAAATACATATAAACTAATTGTTCAGTATTTTTACCTTTATTTTGGTAACCAAGATCATCTTTAACTAATTTTTGATATTGTCCAAAACCTAAATTAGCAATCATATTAAAATATCCAGTAAATTGAGTAACTGATTGAACTATTGGATTCATATTTTGAAACGCTGCTCTGTCTTCTGGTAACAAACTATCTTGTGTTAGACGCACATTAGCATCAGCTTGTTTAATTGCTTCTATCATTATCTCTTCATCACTCATATCTTTTGACATTGTTTCATGCACTTGGTTATAAGTGCCCATCCAAACAATAGAATCGGTAATTCCTTGAAATGTTTGTTGTAAAAAATATCCATGATGTTCTCCCCAACTTTTTAATTTTTGAAATTTATTAGGATTTATAACTAATTCATTAATTCTGTCTTGTATATCAAATATTAAATTTTTTTGTCTATCTGCCATAAATTTTGACATAGATGCAATTTGTTGATTTGTGCCTTCTCTATCTTTCATATAAGTAATTAATCCATCTTTTAAATATTTTGGTTTTACTTTTATAAGAGCAGGGAATAAACCTGTAAGTTGTTGTAATGCATTAGGTAAATTAAAAAACATAATACCTAAACCTGCTCTACGTTTTATAGTTGCTAATATTCGGTCAAAACTTTGACCAAAACCAGAAGGTGAATATGTTTTTTGACTAGCTGCTGCTTTTAACCAAGGTTCTATCATTTCTTTTTGTATTGTTGGATCTATTATTTTTAATTTTTTTTCAAATTCTTTGTTTTTTAATATTTTTAATGTGTCTTGCAAAACTGGTTGTACATAGGCATAACGCAATGTGTCATCAATATGCTTAGTCATATATCCTAAATGCAATGATAATGGTTGATAAAATCTTTCATTACGTTCTTTTGTCATACCACTTTCAACTTTTGGCAAAGAATTTTTAAATTCACTTTTTAAAATATTTATTTCTTCTTTTATTTCTATATCTGTCATTACAGGATCACCTTTTGCTGGTACATATCCACCACGAAATTCGCCAAATCTATTTAATATTGGTGTTGCTTTTACAGTTTTGAAATAATATCCTTCAGTATCTCTATGTGCTTTTTGTAAAAGCGGTAGCATTTTTTCATTTAAATCCCATACAGCTTGTAAAAATTTATAATCTTGCCCTGTTAATATTCCTTCATTTTTCATGCGTGTTTCAAATGCATCCCAATGAGTTCTGTTTAATGTTCCATCTTCGTTTAATGAACCCCAACCTCTGCCTAATAATAATTTTCTTAAATTACTATCATTACCTGTATGCAACATAGCACCTAATAATTCTACTTTACCTCTACCATTACTTTCTGATCCAAAAGTATACGCTTCAGATGACTCAGAAACTAATGCAAATTCATTTGCTGTAATTTCTGCATTGCCAAAATCTACATTTGCAATCATATCTGAATATTGTTTTGTAAATATTGTTTGCTGTGCTCGGTATTCGTCTAAAGCTGATTTCATTGGAAACCATAAAGTGTTATAAAAATCTCCTAATTTTCCCCCTTCAAGTTCTAATACAGCCGATCCTAATCCTTTTTTTAATCCTGATGCACCATCCATAGTATCAACCCAACTTTCCATTCTTTTTAATTTTGCTGCAAAACCTAATATATTTTTATTAAATAAATATGTTCTAGGTACAGCTTTTGTTGTTCCTATTGGTGTTGCTTCTAAAGTTCTTAATCGTGCACTTCTTTGTATCATTGTATCCATACGTTTTACTAACGTATCAACAACAGGTTGTAAATCTAATAATTTTCCAGCAATTTTTACTTGTTCAACTCGTCTTGATTGATGCCACAAAGATTTCATTAAATCATCTATATTTTGAAATTCTTCATAGGTTAAATCTGTTAAATATTTTTGACCTTGACTAGCTTGTGAACTCAAAATCATAGGTTCTAATTCAGAATATAATTGCTCATCATATTTTCGTAAATTTTCAGTAAATACATTAATATCTTCTACTTTAGGACCAAGACCAAACGAAGATAAAATTACTCGACCTGCATTTATTAGATCTGAATTTCTTTTTTGTTCTTTTATCTTTTCATCAGTTCTAAAAAATTTATTAAATAAACCAGTATTTTTATTTGTTGCTTTGTCATATTCTTTGTGTATTTCTATAGATTCTTTTGCTAATAAATTATTTAATAATTGTGACCTTTTTGCTTTTATTGCAGCTTTAGTATCGCCTTTTTTCATTGCTGCTTCTGCTTCTTTTAATGCTCTTGTTTCTGCACGAGTAAATTCTGACGGTCTAATTTCTGATAATTTTTTATCTGCTAATATATCTTGAGCAACTTGCGTAGCAGCAGCAACTTGATAACGTACTGGACGCATAGCTTTAGAAAGTGTATTTAATTCTACAGCTACAAACCTAGCCCTAGCTTCATTATGTATAGCGTTTATTACTTGTAATTCTAATTGTCTAGGATCAACCAAATCACTATGTTCTTCCAACATACGTTGATCTGTGCGTTCTTCTATAGCATCTTCTATTTTTTGTGTTTCTAACAAAGCATCTATCATTGTCAATGGATCTGAAAAATTAAACATATCTGCAACAAGTCTTACGTCTAAACCTTTTTTAGCAACTAATCCAAATCCACCTGTACCTAATTGTTTTATTTCTGCCTTTTGTGCAGCTTCGTCATAAAAAGGTATTAAATTTTTTATGCTGTCAATTGATATTTTATGTGTACCTTTTACTTTAACTATTTCACCTTTGTCATTTAAAGTAACACCACGTTTTAAGAAATTTCTTAATTTATATATAGGTTCTTGTTGTATTTCTACAGTTACTTCTGCTTCTACTTTTTTACGAATTTTTGCAATTTTTTTATCTAATTCTTTTTGTATTTTCGGCATTTTCTTTCTTACCCAACGCACTTGTTTCATACTTTGTTGTTCCATTATTTCTAACGTTTCATCTTCTGCTTCTTGTAATGCTGTTGTATATTGTGCCCATTCCGCATCGTTCATTCCACTTTGTTCTTGTGTTTGGAACATAGCTTTTAAATTATATATTTGTTCTGCTTGTACTATTTGTTCATTAGTAGCCAACATACGATCCATAACATTTCTTATTTCATTTGTCAGTATTGGTAAATCTTTACCAGTTTCTCTTTTATATAAATCATTTATTTTTGTACTTACTTCTTTATATACATCTTTAATAAAATTACTGAATTTTCTAAATAATCTAATTATTTTCTTATCTGTGCTAGGTGGTTTTTCTTTTGTGTCAAACAAATATTGTTCAAAATTATACGCAAATGATTCATGAAATTCTCTTTTTTGATTTATATCAAAACTTTTCCAAGTTTCTAAATCTTTTACATCCCAAAATTTTAACAACGCATTAAAATCATCTATTAATTCTGTAGGTGCATTACCTTCTATAACTATATTTTCTAAAACAGTCAGCATATAATGTGCTGTCTCGTGAGCAAACGTAGAAAAATCTGCTTCTTGTGTAAGTATTGTAGTTAAAGTTGTTGGATCAAAACGACCTCTTGCTCCGTCAGAGGATTGTTGTTCAAAATATTCTCCTATTTTTACCTTAATAGATCCTCCAGACTTTCCAACTGAGAGTCTGAAATCTCTTCGTCCGTTAGGGAATTCATCATCGAGACTAAGTCTAGAAGGTTCGACCCTGATGGCAACTGCTGTATTGCCGTAACCAATATCTGCGATAGCTCTGGTGGTAACGTAGACATCAGGTTCTCCAGCACTTCTGAGTTCACTTGAAGACCTAATTTGTTCTGCTGATTTTCTGTCTGTGTGGTGGTAGACGGTGACAGTTCCATCTGGGTTAATTGCAAGTCCTGTTGATTCGTCAATGTTTCTCTGTTGTTGGAAAGTATTAACCTTTCGTATTCCTCCTGTTCCTCCTTCTCCAGATTCACTTCCTCTTGTGCCGATAGTGGCCTGACGTTCGAGTTCATTGTCTACCTCCTGTAATGTGGTTTGTATGTCAGCGTCTAATACGCCTTGTTGCCTAGCTAGAGCTTCAGCAGCATTTGCGTAGTCAGGTGCTTCGTTGTCTTCGTAACCTGTGTTTGTTTCTTGTGAATCAAGTTTAGCAGCATCATACAAGCGTCTCTCTGGATACCAAAGCAATGCTTGTAGATCTGCCATTGTAAGATCTTTTTCAGTTTGTTGCAACTCTGCCAACACTTGACTAAAAACTTTTCGTATATTTCTTCTTTCTGGAGCACCACTAGGTGCTTCTTTTTGACCGTCTAAATATTTTGCTAATGCATTACCACCTTTTCTTATTTCACCGCCAATACTTATATGTGGATATCTTTTTTGTGGTTTGCCTAATAAATCAAATAAAAATTGTTTTCTTTCTGGTTTTTCTAAAATTGTTGCTATTTCATTCATTCTTGCTCTGTTTGCTTTTTTTGTGCTTGCTTTTTGTATCGCAACACCTACTTCGTCTAAATTAGATAATTTTACTTTTACTCCAATAATTTCTGATAATTGTTTTTTTTCTTGCAAAGACAATGCTTTAATTAATTCTTTAAGCTGCCCACGTTTTACTTTTGCTTGTTTTGTATAGTCAATAACAAGCTCACCTCTTATTCTTCCCCATGTACGCATTAACCATCTATCCATAGTTAATTGTTCATAGTTGCCGTATAGATTTGCAAAAAATCCATTACCAATTTTTGGACCCATTACTGCTGCACCATATACAATTTCTCCTTGTGTTTCTCCAGACACTTCGTCATTTGTATATGTTTCAACTTCTTTTACTGTGTGCGTTGTCTTCATAAAGTCTTCAAAACTTTTAAACCCTTTTTCTTTTATTAATCGGTTATACAATTTAAAATTTCGGTTTATTGCATCGCTTGCGTCACCTATACCTATGTTTGTAGGAAATTCATTATTTTCTACCCAATAACTATATGCTTGCTCTGCAAGTTCAAAATTTTTATCTACCTTAATACCGTTAGATGTATTAGCTAATGCCCAAGTAAAAGCAAAGTTGGCTTGAGGATCTGTTGCCAGTTCTGGATGTATAAGAGATAGTAATGCTTTAGCTTTTGTAACTTTTTCGTTATACCAACCTACCGCATTTGCGTTTTCTTCTAATGCAAATTTTGCATCTTCTAAAACTACTTGCACAAGATATTTTTCTACTTCTGTTGTAAATTGTTTTACGTCAACTTTAGCTTTTTTTGCTTCTTTTATAACACGTTCTTGTAAATCTAATTTAAAATCACGGTTAGTGGCGTATGTTTTACCTTTTGCAAAATCAAAACTTTCTCTTAAATTAGATATTTGATATAAAGCTTGTGGTACTGGTTTGCCTTTTTTTTGTGTTGCTTTTTGTTCAAAGGTTACCAATGGTTGTTGTTGATATAAATTATTTATTTCGTTAGACCAATTACCATTATTGTCTATTGATTTAACTGCATTAGGTTCAAAAATAACTACTTCAACAGTTTCTTCAGAAGCATTTTTTACAATTACACCATCATGTCCTTCTGCTATTGCTTGTTCTCTGAAACCATCTGATGCAGCTTTACCTCCTGATTTTATTTCTGGTTTTATAGATATGTCTACAATTTTTGGATTTTCTAATCGTGCGTACAATTTCATTATTTTTTTCTCGCCTTTTACTCTTATACTTTTATTCATCGTGTATATTTTTGCTAATCCTTCGTCAAGAGTTAAATAAACACCAGTACCTGCAAAACCTGCGTCATATCTATTAGGATGATCAAGGTCAAAATGATCAAAATTATCTGTAGTGCCGTGATATAAAATTTGTGGTGTGCCGTCAGAATTAACTAATACTGATTTTTTAAACCAATTTTTAAATAATTGTGTATCTGTTTTTATAGTGCCGTTTTGATTAAAAAATTGTTTACTAAATGTATTGAGATCTTGTTCTCCTACAACATTGTATTGAAATCTATTTAAAAATTCTAATGGTGTTATACCTAAAGCTTTAGAATAGGTAGCTGCAAACATTTGTGGTATTGCAGCCATATAACGAGCTTTATCTTCCTCAATACCAATATTCATTAATTGTTTTTTTATCTGTGCTTTTACTGACCTTGACTCCCTTTGAAACTGTTTTAAATCTTGTGTTTTTTGATTAAATAATTCTTTATATGCAGCAACTAGTTCTGGTTGGTCTTTATAAAATTGCAACATTTCTGTTTGACTAAATTCGTTTTCACCTTCTTTTAAATGCGGAAACAAAGCGTTACCTAAATTTGTATTTGCTATTTCTGCTAAATATTTTCCTGTTGGTATTTTTATAACTTTACCTACTGATCCTTCTTTTCTTGCGTCTTTAATTTGTTGTGCAAGTTCTGGTGAAAATAACTCTAGTTGTTCATCTGTAATAGCATTTTCATTTAACTGTTGTTGAAAAACATTAGCGTTAAAATAAAAATCTTTAATGCCTGCCTTATCTCCTAATTCCTGTTCATACTCTTGATATTGTTTTTGATCTCTTTTATTAGTTGCATCATCTTTTGTGTTTGCAATAATTTTTTCTAAAACTGCTGTATTATTCCTAGCTTTATTTGCTTTAATTCTATTGCTATTTAATGTTATACCCGGTCCTACTAAACCAAATAAAATCATACCTTTAAAAGTTTCAGTAACTGTTGCCCATAATCTGTCACCTATTTCTTCTGCGTTTAATGTAACAACACCATCATCTGCATCTAAATTATTTGCTGTTATTGCTATAGCTTCTTGTAAAAATTCTTGACCAGTTTCTGTTGCTAAAAGTATTCCATAATCTCGTGCAAATTCTCTTGTTATAGCATTCCATGTAAGTTGTTTACCATTTTTACCTAATGCGTTTTTTGCAAATTGTCTAGTAATTCTTTTGACAAAAGGTGTTGATGCTAATCCAGAACGTGCAAAAGAACCTTTTAATGAATTTAATGCTTTGCCATATGGACCTGCTAAAATATTAAATCCAATTTTTTCTATAGCAGCATTAACTGTACCAACAGCATTTGACCTTAATCTTGCGTCTTCTAAGCTATATCCATTTGCTCTTAACTCTAACCATGAATGACCTCCTTCAATTTTAAAAGTGTCATATGTTAGTTTATTTGCAAAAGCATTCCAACCAGTAAATAATCCTACAAAATTACCAATAGTTCCACCAACCATTGCACCAACAGCTTCACCTCCAATCAATGCTGGACCGTCAGGTATAAAAAATCCTATTCCTGTACCAACTTTTGCACCTAACCAAGTTTTTGCTTTCCATGTTGCAAGGCCAGCAGTAGCAGCTTCTGGAATTGATGAAGCATATTGACCAACAAAATAACCAGAACCTTCTATAAGACCAACACCGTCTGCATCATAATTAGCTATTTCTTCTTCTATTTCTTTTAATCTTTCAAAATCTTTTTGATCTTGTTCTGTAGGTATATAATCTAAATCAAATCCATCTTGTGTACTAATAAGTGGCACTCGTCCTTTTCTTAATCTATTTGCAATAAATCCCATTTCTCTACTTAAAACACCTTTGCGTATTCCTTGATATGCGTCTTCTGGTGCAGAAATTATACCGTTCCATAAATTTTCATTTGCTGCTAAATTTTTAACATTATCTTGAGCCAAAGCAGCAAATTTAGGATCTGTTAATTGACGCATTAATACTGGACTATTTTTTGCTAATTGTAAATTTTCTAAATCTTTTTCTCTTTTTCTTTCTTTCATACGTCTAATAGCTTCATCGCTATCTAAAGCAAATCTTTCGTCTAAACCTAATTCCCTTGCTAATATTAATCCTTCACCTATCATTGCAGGGTCTTTTTTTATTACTGCTTGCAAAGATCTTTTAACTGCTAAATCTGCTAATCGGTTGTCTTCTGCACTAATTTGTTCGTAAACATTTGTATTTGATTGATCAATATTAGATTCAATATCATTGACTAAATTTTCACTAGTATCTTTTTTAAGATTTGAGCTATCTTCGTTAGCTAATTGTTCGTAAATATTAGTCATTTTTAATTTTGGTTAGACCTAAAAAGTAATTCTTCAATTTCATTATTAGCAGTTGATTTACCACCACGCACCCAATAATCTGCAATATTAAAAGCAGTTGTTGGTTTGTTAATTCTTTTTAATTCAGCTACAATTTTTATTCTTTGATAAGCAGGTATTTGACTTAATACTACATTTTCACCTAATACGTCTACAGAAATATTTGGCATTTGATCATTGCCATCATATTGATTAACTGTGCTTAAAGGTTGTTCAACACGTTTTGCACCTAGTCCAAAAACACCACCAGTTTTTTCTCCAGTAAATACTTTATCATTTAAAATTCCTTCTAATATTATTCTTTTATCTTCACGACCAATTATTTTACCTCTCATAATTTGTTCTTCATCTATTTTTTTTCTCCATTCTTCTTGTATTTCTACATAATTAAGTTTTACTTCATCACTAGAATCAGTTTTGTTATTTATTAAATCACTAAATCCCATTTTTAATAAAGTTAAATCAAGCATATCGTTTTCTAGTTTTACAGCAAAAACTTTTTCTTCTGTATTTAATTTTGCAGCATAATCTTGTAATGCTAAAAAATCTTTTTTAGATAATAAATGACTGTTTTCGTTAATGTTTTGTACTATGTTTTCTGGATTATTATTTATAGTTATTAACGCATCTACATTAGACTTTTCTGGTTGTCCATTTTTTAATATTTTTTGATCTTCTTCTGTAAATTTTGATATATCAATACCATTATTTAATAAATCATTGTGTCCACCTTCTCTAGCATAAGATATTGTTTTTGCTTTATTTAAGTTTTCATTGTAAACTTTTTGATTTGCCTTTTCTATATCATTATATTTTATTCTTAAATCTTTTAATGCTTCAGTTAATTCTTCTGGATCAATTATAGTTGCTTTTAATTTGTTAACATAATTTTCTATGGGCAATAATCCAGTAACAGGATTAGCATTATTTTTTTCAAGATTAAAATTATAATCGTAATCAATATCATTTTCTAAAATATTTAAATCACTAGAAATTTTTTCGACAAATTTAGAATCAGTTGCTTCTGCTAGTTGTAATTGATTTTTTAATTGATTTATTTTTACACGTTTTTTTCTATCTTTTTCACTTTTTTCAAATTCTTTTGTACCGGGAAATGGACCAAGATTAGATGATATGCGTTTTTTATATACATCTGGTGTGTTTTGTAATTTTTCTATTTTTTGTTTTATTTCATTAATTTCTGGCCTATATTTTTTATCAGCATTTTCTATGATCAAATTTTTATAATTAGTAATTATTTGAGCATTTATGTTTTTAGCGTATACAGGATTATTTTTAAATTGTTTTTGATCAATATTTACTGATGATTTTGCTTTTGTATATAAAGCATCTGCATTTCCTACACCTAAATGAAGTGCAGCAAACATATGAGTTGCTCGATGTTGATTAAGTAAAGTACCGTTCAAAGCTGAATCTGGTCTATAGAATTTCGATTGTGAATTTAAAATTTGTTCTGATATTTCTATGTTTTCATTTTGTTTTTTTTCATTAGTATCTATTTCATCTGTATGTAATCCATCAACTACAGCAGCACCTTTTCCATCATTTAATGTATTGCTACTAGATAAACACAACATTTTATTTGACAAACTTATAAAATCACCGTTATTTGTATTGCTGTTGTCTCTAATAATTGCGTCAACACATTTATTAAAATTATGTACTATTGCTTCTTTTTCATTTATTTCTAATAAATTATCTGATATTTGTTCACCAAAATCTGGTTTAAATTTTAATATATATTCTTCTATTTCTTTATGACTTTTTTTTTCAGTTTTCATTTTATCTACAACACCCATATGCACTTCTAACAAATATTTATTTCTTCTAGCTAAATATTGTGAACTAACACGACCTTTTGTTGGATCTATATTTTCTCCATTTAACATTGCTATTTCATCTATTAACGCTAAACCAACAAGTTTTCTTGTTTCATATACACTTCCCGGTACATTAACTTTTTCATAATCATCTATTATTTCTCTTTTTGTTATATCTAAATGATCTGTCAATGTATTTTCTAATCCTATACGTTGTTGTTTTATAGAATGTTGAGTCATTTTATTTTGCGAATCATTTATCGATACACCTGCTCTAGTTTCAAACATATATTTAACTTGACCGTTACTAGCTCTATTAGAATATTTTTCTAATAAATTTTGTAAATTATCATTTCTGTATACATCTAATTGATTTTTTGTTTCTGTCTTGTCTTCTGTATTTATATATCCAACTGCGTCTAACCCTTTAAATTCTAAATATTCATTGTGATTATTTTCTAATTCAGAATAAAATTCGTTATATAATTTTTTTGATTCTGCATCATTTAATTCATCCGCTAAACCTTGTGCAGCTTTTTGAAATTGTAATAAAGATGTTGATTGACGTTTTATAGCACTAGGTGTTTTATTATCCATTGCTTCTACTGAACTGCCAGCAAATTGCACTTCTGAACCTACATTTAAATTTTCTGTTAATTCAGTTTGTAATGGTACTTGTTTAACCATAATTATTTTTTAAATAATGAAGAAGGCAAATTACCCATAAGATTAGAAGTTCCTGTTAATAAAGAACTACTCATATTCATAAAAGGATCTATAGATGACGCAGTAGCAAACATATTGCTTTCGCTTACTCCTAACATATTTGCTTGTATTCCTAGACCTACACCTTCTAAACGTTTATTTTCTACTGCTCTAACTTTGTTAGAATTCATTGTCAATTTATCTATAGTTGCCAATATTTCACTACTAACAAAAACATCTTTAGTGCTTCCAACTCCCATCTGTATTCCTCTAGCTGCAAATGATGTTCTAGCTTTTGATCTTTGATTACCTTGTCGTATTGATTTTGCTTGATATTGTTGCTGAAATACTCTTTCTAACCATTGTGCCTGTGCTTCTTTTTGACGGATATTAAATAATTTCATATCCTTTTTATGTTGCAAATTTAAAGCTAAACTTTTAGTTTTTAATCTTTCTGACCTAGCAGCAGCAAATGCACCATAAGCACCACTAAAAACACCAGCTACACCACTTACTACAGATAATTTATCAAGAGCACCTAAAGCTTTATAATTTTGCCATGTAGACATAAATACAACACCTTGTTATTTTTTTAGTATATATACATAATATCTGTTTACGGTCACACTATCCACCTATAGCAGCTTCTAATGTAAGACCTACGACTGTTAAAGGTAATGGGTCAGTTTGACGTACAAAAAGTTGACCATTATCTTGCCATTGCGGTGTAAGCATTATTTTTATATCTTGTGTTTTTAAATTAGGTGGTGTGCCATATGGTTCTGTTGTACGTTGTTTTGCTTCTACTAATTTATCTGCACTAGGACCTGCAAAAATACCAGAAGATTCTAATACTCGTAGCCACACATGATTTAAATTTTTAACTCTACCTTGACCTAAAGCTTCTACTTGTAAAGCTAAAGGCAATGTATTCAAATCACTTTCATAAGGCAATCCTAAATGCACAACACTAGCTGCACGTTCCAAACTTATTTCACCGCTTGATACTGTTCTTTGTGGGTGTACAGCACCATCAGCCAAAATATTTAATTTTTTACCTTCTAAATAATCTAAACCTGATATTTTATCTCTTGCTACTTCATAACTTGTAATTCCTGTGTTACGCAAATTTACTGGTAAATCTTTATCTAATTTTGCCGTTGCAACTGTTTGGCTAGATGTACCAAGAATAGTAAGACGATATAAAGTAGTGCCATCAACTATTACTATTGCATCGTTTTTATCAGCAACACTAGGTGGTGCATTAAATAAATTGTAATTGACAGTTACGGTAACAGTTTCTCCTTTTGTAAAATTAGTACCGCCAGATACCGTTACTGTTCTATTTGTATCTGTATTAGTGCCGTTGTAAGTTGAACCTGCATCAACAAAAAAACTATCACGTTGCGTTGCAAATAATCTTGTACCCATACGCTCTACATAACGAACAACTCTTTCATCTATAACTCTTTTAATAACGCAATAGGTAACGTCATCATCTCCTTCAGATACGCAAGCAACGCTTTCAAATAAACCATCTGTGTCATGTTGATGCCATGCACCTATTTGTTGTTCTGGCACATAAGTAAGACCTAGTAACTTGCCGTTACTACTTACCATCCATACAACTGGTATTGGTGCTTTAGCTAAAGACATATCTGTAATTGTAAAATTATCAAATAAATGCGGAGCACGAAGAGATAAATCACCTGTAATAAATCCATTCGCTTGCCAGTTATAACCAAGTTCTCTTACATGACCACCACGAGCAGCACCATATACCAAGCTATTATTAACAATTACTGGTTGTGAATTATTAGCTCCTACATAAGATTGCGGTTTTACTGATATAGATGTTGGTGTTATAGCATCACTATTAACAGAAGTTACTCGCCATTCTGCTGATCCTGTAAGTAAAAGCAATTGTGTTAATGGCACAATATGTCTAATAGTATTAGCTTCACGAGCAGCTACTCTAAATTCAATACGGTCATCATCTCGTATTGGTAAACCAAAAGACATATTACTTTCAGTACCAGATTTAGTCATCCAGATACTTTGTGGAGCATTATTAGTACCTGCAAATACTCTACGTTGTTCAAAATAAGATACAGCACCGGGGTAATTACCAGTACCTACAAAATCATTTTCATGTATTGGTGGTGTCCTAGAAAAATCAGGTGCAATATTATCATCAACAATTGTTGTCGTAGTAGTTTCACCAATAAAACCAAAAATACCACCTTGATCTTTATAAACTCTATATCTACTAGCACCAGTTACTGCGTTCCATGTAATAGTATTTTTAGCTCCAGTTACAAATATATTATTGCTGGCAGTTGCTGTACTTGATTGATTACTTTCATCTATTAAATTTGCTTTAACTGCTGTAACAACATAATTATGATCTAGTTTAGTGTCAGCATTAGTACTGGTTGATGGTGGTAAATATGCACTTACAGATACTCCTGTTGGTGCTGCTATAGGACTACCAAAATCTATTAATTTTAATTCCCATTTTGTAGCACCTAATCTTCTTAATTCTTTAGGTGGATGCAATGGATGCACTAATGTCAAAACATCAGCAGATTGCACATAATGAACATCAAACAAATCTGCTTCTACATATGAATGTGGTATTTCGTATATGTTGGGATTTGTTGGTAATGCATACCAGTTTGTAGCGTTAGGTGGTTGGCTATTAGAATGTGCAGTTTTTGCGTAATAATTTACACCGTTATATAAAGCTATATCACCAATAGCATAATTAGTACCACTATTCCACGCAGATCCATCAAGATATAATAAAGGTCGACCTTGAGTATGAAACCTAAAATATTGTTCACCAAACTCAAGAATCATAGTTTGAGTTGTATTAAATGTAAAAGGTAATAATCTTGTAGATTTTGCACTATTTTTTACTTCTGCTACAAAAGCAAAACCGGGTCTATTCTGAGCTGGTCCTTGCGGTTTGGCAACAAAATTACGCATTGTTGCTGCACCTTGTTGAAATTTAGTATCACTTATGCGACCAAACATTTCTGGTGATATCTCTCCTCCAGAAAATGCTTGTTTAAAATTACGAGTTACAGGCATAAATTATCTCCCAGAAGTCCAAGGAACTATATGCTCTACCGTTATATCTCTCTGTAAATTATCTGATTGTTTTGCCTGTGTTAAATAATTGGACATCATCTGTATACATCGTTTTGCTTCTGCTGCTCCCTGATCTCCTTTTATAACAGGACCTGCCAACATAGAAGCTAAATTCCATGACAACGTTAAAACAAATAATGGTGAAAATAAAGATGGATCAGTAATAAATGCCTGATATCGCAACATTGCATTTTCCTGATTGGTATATATTAATGATCCTTCTATAGCAAATTGTTGTGGTGTATATTGTCCAGCTACAATAGTAGGTGCAAAATTGGCTGTTAAATTACCGGGAGTATCACCAGCAGACATTCTTGTAGCGTAATCATTTTCTGACGATGGTGATAATACTGCAACAGGTGACATCATGTCAGCAGGTGCAACGTATGCATAATCCCATTGCTCAATAGTATTTGTAGTTAATGCTAAATTAATTCGTTTTGATGCAAAATTCCATGTGTGCAGTTCTAACAAAGTATTTCTAGCTATCGGATAAAAACGTGCAGCTTTTTCAGCTTGTGCTGATCCTTCTGGTGGGTTTATCGTAGCTATCGTTGCATCGTCACCCAAATGAGCTAGGGCAAGGTTGCAAATATCTACTTCTGTTGCCATGACGTCTCCTAATAAAAAGGGAGGATAGCAGTATTACTACTAGCCCCCTGTGAATAAATAAGAAATTAATGCCTATTTATTTGCTGCTTCAAGTTGACTAATAAGAGTTTCTTTTGTTTGTCGTTTATCAAGTTCTAAACCGATAGTACGACCATAAACTTCAAGCTCTGCTTTTGTCATTGCTTCATAATCAATAACATCAGACCCACCAACAATTTCAATGTTAGTGTTTGGCTCTCCATTATATTCAAACTCTTCGTTAGCTTCTCGCATGGATTGACCAACGAAACATTTAACTTTTGCTTTGTAAATAGACATAAAATCTCCTTATTAAACTACGGTAAAACCAGAAGCATAGAATTTTCTTCCGTCACCGATTGTTTCTACTACATCAGCAGTAACTTTACCAGCGTTAAAAGTACCAGCAATTGTGTATCTAGCACCAATAAACCTTTGGCCTTTGCCAGCAATATCTGGATTGAAACGTACTACTACGTTTTTGCCTAATG